GTGGTCTACCTGGTCCATGCCCCGCCGATGTGTATGCACCCGAATGCGAAGGGTTTGTTTTTCGATGGTGCGAAGTGGATATGCAGATGCCGCACCGGATGGGCTGGTAAGAACTGTTCCATCCCTCACTGCGTGGATGTAGACATAAACTTCGGTGCACCTCCAGCTCCTCCGCCCCAACCTTCGAGGAACTTTGGGTCTCCTTCACCACCACTGCCACCTCCCCCGTTCCCCCCTCCACCGTGCCCACCACCACCTTCACCTCCCTTACCTCCACCGCCACCACCGCCGTGCCCACCGCCGCCACCACCGCCACCGCCGCCGATCCTTCCCACAGCTGGTGACCTCTGGCATCGTTCACCCACCTACCAGACGACATCTTTCCCTTCGGCAAGCCAAGTCAAGGCTCGACTTGTGGATGGCCACGGCGTGTGCTCGCTATCCACGTGGAAGAGTGATTACACCTCGTGTGGTTCCGGCGATTGGAGAGAAGTCATGGTCACTCAGCAAGAAAACTTTTGGCCGTGCTACACCACGTGCGGGGGTGGTGATCCATTCTATGGATCTGGAATAAATTGGATGGTGACGTCCCCTTTGTATGACCTCGAAGAAGCGTCCTACGACATCACCGTGGCTTACGACGATCTGCTAAAGCTCTACCTGTGGTCTGAAGACCGAGGGGAACTCACGCACCTTTCACAAAATGCGCAGAGGACGACGATGGCCATCCCTCGCGCGGGCCGCTATCGCGTCGTGGGTGTGATCGTGAACACGCACTACGATGCCAAGTTTCAGGTGCAATCCTTTGGTGGTTTTTTTTAGGCACATAAAATGTAGAAGCAATGTAAAAGTAATGAAATCCCTGTATAACTTCGCACATGTGTTTCCTTCCAATAAAATTCAAAAAACCGTGGACAAATCTTCATCCATTTCATACATGGTGCGATGGCCACTGAACCAATCACAATGTATCAAATTAGGAAAAATCATCGAAGACAACATGCGCGCGTACATATTAAACAGCACCCAGTACTTAGACATCCGCCCAAGTAATCGCGACGGACAGTCTGAACGCGATCACCTGTTCACGTGCGGAGGCCACAAGATCTACGCCGAGTTGAAATCAAACATCAATCTAGACACGGAAAAGAAAAAGGCCACGGCCAGAAAACTTAAATCCGTGGGTGAGGAAGAAGGCACGGTGGGATACTTGGTGGCCCTTCGTTACTGGCGCACAGATCAGATCCCCGACAAGTTTATGAAAAATAAAAACTATCAAACCCTTCGGCTGGTCGGCGTCAAGGAGTACCTCGAGGTATTCGGCTTGAGGCCTTTCTCCAGCACCCTGGAGTACACCATGTGGATCAATCAGTTGGCACGCGCACTCATCGAAAGTGGTGGGAAGGAACAAATTCGAAAAGAAATTGAAATCAAGGAAAATGAAATTCAAGAACTTAGACGTCTTTTGTAATTATTAATAATTCGTGATTACAACATGATTTGTATTTATCTCATCACCAACCCTATTGGAGTGTAGCTTAAATCTGTACTTCTTGGGATACTCGTGCTTGATGTAGTCCCCGTACAACTCTTCGATGAATGGGGTCTTCCCTATCACAATCATGCACTTGGCCTTGGCTTCCTTGAAGCACTCGGCCAGCTTTCGGTGTTCGTCCTTACCGAAGGAACAGTACCCGTAGTCCGTGAACTCACTGTCGTACGGTGGGTCCAGGAAGAAGAAGGCGTTCGGGTCTTGGCCGTGGAGTTCGAAGACTTTTTCAAAACTCTCATTCAACACACTGGCCCCTCCGAGGGCTCGCCGGTACCCGTCGTTCTTCACTTCTTCGTAGTTGACCGTCTTGTACCTTCCGAAGGGGATGTTAAATTTCCCCTTCTTGTTGTAACGGAGCATCCCACGGTAACACGTCTTCCGGAGGTAGTAGAAACGCTTCGCGTTGTCTAACGGGGTCTCGACTTCCATCTCGTCGCGCACTCTGTAGTAGGTGTCCGCGTCGTTCGGGTGTTCCTCCATGAAGGCGTGGATCTCCTTACCGTTTCCATCCCGGAGTGCGCGGTAGAAATCCACGAGTTCACTGTGGACGTCCGATAACACCGAGTTCGTGGGTTCGAGGTGGAAGAACAGGGCGCCACCACCGACGAAAGGTTCGACGTAGAGTTCGTGTTCGGGGATCAAGTTTGAAAATTGTGAGATTTCGTCACCCTTCCCACCACTCCATTTCACTATCGGTTTCATCATCTTAAAATTATAACGATCCTTCACTCTAAGTATTCTATGGGTGTGTATCTATGTATGTTCCTCGCGTAGAACTTTTTCATCAATTCGAACCACTTCTCGAGTTCGTCCTTCCTCAAACTCAATCCATCGGGTTTCCTTTCTTTCTTCACACCAATCTGGACGAGCCTTCGATCGCGTGGGTTCATCATCGGTTTCCAATCAAAACACGTTCGGCAGACCCTTCTCATGCGCGAACCAATTTTTTTTAAAAAGAGATCATTCAGGTGGAGATAATGAAGTGGGTGAACATCCCAAAATTCATCGAAGAGTATGTATTCTTCGATGAAATTTGCGTAGATGTGTAAGTCTATCGGGTTTTTACACAAGTAACAATGGTGATACCATCGGAGGATCATCCTCGATCGTTTTTTAAACGCACCAAATCTATAAACGCGTGAAGACGAACATCTTTTCCGGTCGTTCAATGGGTTCGCGTGTGTAGCCAAGATTTTTTAAAAATTTTTTAATCTCACCGTCGTCGTGGACGATTTCAATCAAAATCGCGGGTTTGTGTTTCTGGATGACACCCATGGCGCCTTGGAGGACTTCCATCTCGTGACCTTCGACGTCGATCTTGACCACGGAAGGTGTCCCGTGATAGACCTCGTCCAAGGTTTTACACTGGACCGTGATGGGGAATTCGCAATCGTGTTCATCGGGGATCATAGATGACCCACCGAAGTTCACTAACCCATCGGGTGTGGCGTGGGGAAAATACATCTTGGTCTCGTGCGCGACATTCGACAACGCGATCCCGTGGACAGTCACTTTATGTTGGAGGTTGTTCTGTTCACAGTTCTGGGTCACGAGTGGGTGGAATATGGGTTCGAAGGCGTGCACAGGCCCGTAGTCGGAGAACATCAATGTGTTGTATCCGATGTTCGCACCGATGTCTAGGATGTCCGTGCCAGGGACGTAGTGTTCTCGAATGTCTTTACGCATCCACCCGTCCCACTCCCTCCCGTTGGCGATGGCGCGCCCGATGTACTCGTCATTTCTGATCACCGAAACTTTGTAGCGTGGGTTCTGCACTGTGACGATTTCGAGATTTTGTTTCATTACATTATTATACGTACATGTCTTTAATGTGCACGAGGTAGATGCCGTGTCGGCCGAAGAGGTCTTTGAGGTCGTCCCACGTGCACGATTCCACGGTGCACTTCCCGACGAATATGGACACCACATCGTCCTCACACTTCTTATGCAAGACTTCTCCGATCACACTCGGGTACTCCTCACCGAGGGTAACCAAGCAGTCAATCTTAAGCTTGATGGGTTCGTCACTGCGAAGGGTGATGTAGAGTTTCCCCTCGTCTTCCATGTACTCGAAGAATGTTTCCCCGATTTCGGTGTAGCCGTCTTCGAATTTGTTTAAAAATTTTTGAATCATCACCTCGTCAGTCGTCACGAACACGCGGTGGGTGGAGTGCGCGTTGATGGTGACGTCCCACGGCGGGGTCTCGATCACGGTCTCCAGCACGTTCATCTCGTGGTTCACCAAGACTTCGGAATGGTCGACAATCTTTTGAAGAGTCTTCAAACGAAACGTCGGCTCTTCCAATATGACATCCAAGACTTCGTCCAAATACTCCTTGGCGAAATCGTCATCCAAAAAATTGTTCTTGAGGTTGTTGTGAATGAAGCTCATCTCGTGGGTTGATCTAAGTGAACTTTGTGAAAAAACTTTATGTTTGTCTATTTCAAATGTACTTGTACATCTTGTTGTTCACGTGCACCTTGTTCTTGTGGCTCCAGAACGTGCGGCGGTCGCGCTCCAAGGCGGTGGACGCTCTCATAAAACAATCGGCCCGGTTAGCCACCACCGCGCAGCAGGATGAAGCCCCGATGCACGCGGTGATGCACGCGAACTCGGCCGTGGCATACATGAATGCCGCCAAAGAGCTCGCCTCGGACACGGACATCTACGAGGCCACAGGTGGGGTGCGCATGTCGGAGTTCAAGGAAAGGATCTTGGGGGTGCAGGACATGGTGACCCGGAAGACGATCGCCAAGTGCCCACAATTCGCGGGAGAGGTAGACCTCTACCTGAACAGCATCGCCGGTTAAAAATTTAACTGCATATCAAAGTGAAGAAAATGGACGACAAACTTCAGAAAGCGATTGAGAAGATGCGTCAGTCCTACGCGAGATTGAAAAATGAAAAATCACAGCGAACGGTGAAGGTGATTGAAAAGCTTCCTAGTAAAAATAAATCTAGATAGATTGTAAATGTTAGACGAGCAAACTCTTCAACCGGTGATCATCGCCATGGCCCTGTACATCGCCACCGTGGTGATCCTACCGAAAATCATCAAGAAACCCACGGGGATCGGCTTTGTCGACGAAGTGGTCATGCACGTCGTGGCTCAACAAGGCGCCATCACGCCCGGGGCCATCCTCGTCGGCCTCATCGTCTTGGCCACGAACTACATTAAAGACGAGTACATTTAAAGAGCCATGGGTAAAACAGCCTTGGCCGTGGACGTCGGATACACAAACATGGGCCTCGCCTTCGCGGTGTGTGAGAAATCGCAAGTTCGCGTCGAGCGCACGTGTAAGGTAAACTTGTCGGATTACAAATTTAACGCCAAGACTAACGAAGTGTTCGACTTAGTGCCACTCTTCGTCGAAGATTACAAAGATCTCTTCGACGAAGCCGACGTGGTGTTGATTGAAAAGCAACCACCGGGTGGCCTAACCAACGTGGAATGCCTTTTGGCCTACATGTTCAGAGACAAGCTCGTCCAGGTGAACCCAGTGAGCCTGCACACCCACTTCGGGATGCGCCATCTCGACTACGAACAAAGGAAGGAACGGACGACGGCCATTGCCGAGCGCTACGTGGACCTTCCCTACGAACGCAAGCACGACGTGGCGGACGCGGTGTGCATGATCGTCTACTGGAACTTCAGGACGTCCGTGCACTTCTTCGACGGGTTCAGGTTTTCGTAAACTCTTCAATCACGTTCGCGGCACTCACCAAGCGCTTCGTGTGTGTGTGATCCATGTGCCGCACCCGATTGTCGAAGGCGTGCCTCATGAACTCCAAGAGCTGGCCCGGATCTGGTTTGCCCCAGACCATTCCTTTTTTGAAGAGGAAATCGTCCCTCTCCAGCTCTTGAAGTTCACACTTAATCAGGTAAGGGGTCTTGATGTACTCCGGTGCACCGCCGTAGTCGGTGATGATTACCGCCTTATCACGAACCGCAGCCTCGACTGCACCCATGCCAACACCCTCCGACTTACTGAAACTCACGTAGCAATCCCCGGCGCCGTAGATCTTTTCCATCTCGTCCTCGCTGAACAAGCCGTTGTAGACCGTGACGTTCGGGATGTTCATCTGCACCTCGCGGCCACACGTGGCCTTCACCAACAACCGGGAGTTTGGTTCGTTTAGGCGAATGAATGCCTCGAGTATAGCCTTGAACTGCTTGCGGTCATCCAAGATGTTCCCTATGTGGAAGAACGTGTACGGCCGCTCGGGGATGTGGGCGTGGATCACGAAGAAGTCTGTCTTGGGAAACTGCTTCGAAAGCACGCGCTTGCAAAACTCACTCGGGACGGCTATGCGATCGAAGTATTCACACAGGAGGCCGTAGTCATCATGCACGGTCTCGGTCTCGCAGACCGTCATGCACGTCACCTTCTTCACTTTGGACTTGATCTTCGGGATCTCGTCCAGGTGTTGCTTGATGGGTATGATAAACAACAGGGCTTCGTCCGCCTCAGGGTAGTCCGAACCCAACACGTGGTACGTGGCCCCAGGGTACAGCTTGGTGTATTTCACCGCATGCTGCCCGATCCCAGAAAAAAGAACAGGTCCGATGAATATCATTTACCATAAACATTATCTCTACCTTTTATATAAGTATGGACGACCTCAAGAACAAAATCCTCGATGAAATGAACCGGCCGCGTGTCGACAAGCAGGCGCTCATGAAGCTCCTCTTGGATATGACTGAAGCGATCGGTGCGGGTGGCGCCGGTGGCG